ATGGCAAACGTGCCCACATTGGTTGTGTTTCCGCTGTATTCCTTGATTGCTCGAGTATTGATCTTGGCAGCGATCTTTTGTTTCATGCCAGGTATCCACGGCAAGATCTGAAAACCTGATCGGGTTTGCCAGTTGCGCGCCATACCAGACAACGGCACGCCAGTAGGCACAAGTTTGTTTGCGTCATCAATAACAGGCTGGACAATCTTCTTATAGTCCTTGGTAATTTCTCGGCGCAAAGATTTATCAATTTTGTTAAGGGTCTTCAAAGCATCCTTGAGCCCGACAACCTCAACCCTTGCCGATACTTCCGCCACGTCATCTCCGTTTTTTGTTTGCCTCGTTAAGCACTTTAATGACCGTTGCTATATCTCGAGCGTCAAACACAATGTCGCTAGGCCACCAACCGACCGCGACCAAAATCTCTGCTAGTTGGCGGCGGTAGGTGCCGCGTCCGTAGGGTTTGGGTCAGTCTCGTCCAATACCGGAATGATCTCCAGCTCTGGGTTTTTGCTAATCCATTCGCGCCAGTTGTCGCCAACTTGCTCACCTTTAAGTTTTAAGATCGTGTGCATCCAACAGCAGTAATCGCTGTAAAGCGGGTTAGTTGATAGTTGCTGAATGTTGCGGCGCTCGAGTCTCTCCCATTCGGTCACCACAAACAGGTTTGTGTAGTAATACTCGAGTGCGCTGTCGGTCGTGCGCTTTAACTGCAGCTTGATCTTCATGTTTCTCCTATGTCGGCTTGGAGCCGTGATTATGGTGCTGTGGTGTCTAATGTCAGCGCGCCACCCATGAACGTGAGGTCATAGGTTGACAACTCGCCAAGGGATGCGTTGATAACTGGCAACGACTCAAGGTAACAACCAGTCAAAATAAATTTTGGGTTAGTTGCTGACTCTGCACCTGACGCTGGGGTCAAGGTGATGTTGGTCTTAGTGCCAACCAATGGGAACAACGTCGCGTAAGTTTCGGTTGCTGCAAACGACGCGTACATCGTCAAGGTCACTTCGTTGTTGACAAGGCCAGCGGTGTAACTGCGTGAGTTGGTGCCGAACGCGGTGTCTTCAAGCGCTTCAACCAAATAGGTCAATGTCGCTGCGCTGCACATGTCGGTCAGATCAACGGCGTTAATCGTGAGGACTGGGTTCGAGAGGTAAGTGCTACTGGCCATAAATGCTCCTTAAGTTATGTTCTGATAGTAGATGATTTGTGTTGCTTAGTTGTGGATTACGAAGTCTGGGCTTGGATAGCGCAATCAAGGTCATAGCACGGATACAACGCGCCACCGATTTCAAGGCTTGACGGACGGCCACCCATGACGATGATCTTGGAGCCAAGCACGGTTGCAACAATGCTAAGAATCTGACGCAGTACCGGCAGACCTGCTGGGCCCGAGCCGATCACTTTGACAGGGAACTCGAGGCGCACCACGTTGCCGTTGCCTGCAATGGTCGTGAAGTTTGGCGCATCCAAATAGACCGAGTTGGCGACGAGTTTGGTTGCATCATTTATTACACGGAGTCCAGTCACCGCGGTCAGCGTTGCGGTGACGTCATCAATCGCTTCGTTGAACAGGTCGGTGTACGACATCAGGCAACCGCTGGACGAGGGATGCCAAGCAGCTGCTTGACGATCGGGGTCAGGCTTTGTTGTGGTGCTGAACCCATGCCGTCAAACGTGGCGTAGGTTGACTCTATTGAGCCCCTAGAGCGCCACAGAGCGGCGCAATACATCAAAGTGCCCAATGTTGCGTCACCGCCAGGAGAGGTCGTTAGAGAGTCGATATAGCCCGATTCCTGACGCCTGCGATATGCAAATTGGTTGCCAGCCGACACCGATTGAGTGAGCAACGTGTAATCGTCCGACGGGTTAGGAATGTTTATACCCAAATATGTTGCAACTTGCGCAGCTGTAACCCACGTGCAAACAGGGTCATACGAGACGGTGCCAGACGCGGCGGTGCGCTCCACGTTGTTAGCAACCTTGGCGTAAAGCACCTGATCTGCAACTGGCATTTGATAGTCGTAAAGCAAGTCGCCTTCTGTATCAACACCAATAAACAAATACTGTGGCAATGCGCGCACGCTGTAAGTGCCGTTAAATGTGGCGTCAACGCCTGCGACCGTAATTGACTGGCCGACTGCAATCTCGCTGGGGGTCAGGAGTTGCAGTACGGCAAAGTCATCAATTAGGTACTTGTTGGTAACCGTGTATGTTGCCATGAGCGGATGCTCCGCTCTCGACTAGGCGATTGCGATTGACTTAACCTGATCGCCGTCTGCGATGAAGGTTGAGACGTAGCCGTAGTAGGAGAATGTGCGACCCAAGGTTGCAGGTACTTCTACTGACATGATTCCACGAACCTGCTCGTAGAACTCAATCGCAGATCCGCGTGCTACAACCATGGTGTTGTCGGCAAATGCGCGGTCAACGACCAAGTTCAAGCCCAATGGGTTAAACGTGTTCATTTGTGTTACACCGCCTGTGCCGAGTCCGTTGATGCCCATGAGTCCTGCTGCGCCGGTGTATGGGAAAATTGGTCGCTTGTCTCCGTCCAACTGACTGCCCATTTTTTTCCATACGTCTGGACTGACGAAAATGTGGTCAGGCAGGAAGTTGGTTGCGGTGAGGATGTCGGTTGCTGCGTCGTACAATGCTGCGATCAACGATGTTGGGTTGTCAGCTGTAACTGTCCAGGTTGAACCTGATGCGGTGTCGCCTGCGAGGATTGCGTTACATGCGACTGCGTCTGATTGCAACATGTATTGGCCTGCGAGGTCTCGCAAAATGATTTCCATTGCTGCAGGTGAAGTGAAGTCGATGTCTTGTACTGACAAAGTAACTTGACCGGCAAGCGTGGTCTTGGTAACAACATTTGATGCGATTACTGGCGTGGTTGCTGATGCTGAACCAAGTTCTGATTGTGAACCTACCGAGGTGTGGGTCGTCCAAGTTGGGCGAATCCATGTCTTTGATTGTCCACCGTCTGGCATTGCGCGAGCGCCAACTGCGGTGACTACTGGACGGATGTAGTTCAAGTCATCAAATACTGGCCCAAGGACTGGTACTGGCAAAAGACCAGGTGTGTCCGTGGTAAGTACATCGCCTGCAGCTGCTTGAAGTGCTGATTGCTTTGAGATTGCGAACTCGCGTGCGGCTGCTGCCACGTTGCGGAAAGTTTCTCCGCCGATGTGCATTGCTGCGAGGTATTCGCCTGGTGTTGGCAAATCAAACTTGCGCTTTGCTTGTGCATAAATTGGTGCAGTAGGAATGGTTGCCTCGACTGCGGTTTCGTTTACTTCGGACATTTCTGGTTTCTCCTCTACTGGGGTTACTTCTTCATTTAACACTACTTCTTCGGGCTCTTGGTGGATACTCGCTGCCACTTTGGTGATGTTTGCGGCATCGCCGAAAGCGCCAATCGGAACTAGGGACAATTCCATCCAGTCGGCTGACTCAATGATCATTGTGCCTTCTTCGTCATACGAGAACTTGGTTGGATTTACGCCAACGGATACTTGGTCAATGGTGCCGTCAATGGCCATAACAAGGGCATCGTTACCAAGGCTGGTGGCGCTGATCTTGGCGCTAAACATCATGCCTTCTTCGGTTTCTGCGCGCTCGGTTACAACGCCAACTGGCATCGATGCGTCGTGGTACATAAACAGACGTGGGGCTTTGCCCTCAACTGGCAATGAACCTGGACGGAAGATCACAGCTGTGCCATCCGAGACCGTTGCCGGCACGTTGTAAGGAACTGCTACTCCGCTGATGGTGCGTCGTGGTGCGTCGCCTTTAGCAGCGTCAAGCGTAAAATCTCCTGCAATTAACTTGATCATTGTGATAACTCCTCTTGTGTGTTTTCTCTAACAATTACTTCATCGTCTGCGCGGTCGGCCATAAAGTTTTCTTCTAGGTATTCATCCGCGTCAAACTCAACATAGGTTCCTCGCGGTAGCACGTTGTCCATTGAGAGCGCGCTTGCAATTGCATCGGCATACAACTTCACGCCAAATAAGTAAAGATCGGCTCGTGCTTGTTGACTTGACTGATACGAGTATGCGCCTGTAGCAACGCCTACCAAATACGGTGGCACGTTTGCTAAACGCGACATTTCAAGCGCCTGATATTGCGATGCTTCAATTAGCAACATCTTGTCAGGTGTGCTGTTTGTTTCCGTGTATGTCAAATACTCGTTAAGCGCTGCAGTCTGGTTAGTTGCTCGAGCGGCGTTAAACGCGCTAGCCAAATCAGCAAGTTCTTGCGCGCTTAATGGTTCTCCACCAGTTTGTTTAAGAACGCCTGCTGGGATGCTTGATGATGCGTTGCGGTTGCGTGCTGCTTCAAGTTTTAGCGCAGTTTCAATTGCGCCTGGAGCCGAGTAGATCATGCCTTGCGCTGGCGATAGGAATTGCACAAGGTTTGTTGGGTCTAGCATTCCGCCATTGAAGTAAACCTCTTTAGACGGTGCGAACCAGACTGGCCCAACCATGTCGGTTGTTGTGATTGAGCCGGCAGGCAGTCGAGTAAACGTGGCAGGGTAGCCGTCAGCGGTGCGTGAGGTAATGTACCAAAACGCGCGACCGAACATCATTAGGTCATCAAGAGTCCAAGACATAATGAACTGATAAGGCACGGTTGGGTCTGGTCGGCGCAACCATGAACGTGGAGCAATGTAAATGCTTTCCATTTCTTCGCCGTTCCAAAACTCGTTGTATGAGCGCAACGGCATTGAACCAATTACCGAAGCCATCAAATCTCGAGCGCGGTTAATCGTTGGAACGCTAATAGCGCGATTGCGCGCTTCGCCTTCTTGGTAACTGTAATACTGGCCGATCATGCTTACGCCTTGCGCGTTACTTGTGTAACCGCCAGCGACCGCAGCTGCCACGCTAGGCGCTGGGCTTATCGCTGCTTTTCGGGTTTTGTTGAAGATCGCCATGTTCCTACTTTGTCATATAAGTGGCAACCGCGCATGACTTATCCGATTCCGACAAAAGGCAAGGTGCGCGGTCGCCGCGTTTATCTTAGTTATTTACTGCGACAAGCATGGGCTTTCCGCTGTTGACTGGACGGGCACACATGCCTATTCCCCAGACCATTGTGCGCGCTAACTCAATTGGCCCAGGTGATCGTTTGCTTGATAGCACGATCGTGTTGTCGGTGCGAACGGCAACAGCGCGCTGGACATGTTCGGCAAGTAGCTTTTCGCCTGTGTGTAACAGTCGCGCTTCGGCGATCATGTTTTTGGCTAGCGGCGTAAATCGTCCTAGTTCGGCGTAGCCAACCACGACCCGGCGGCGCTCAATGTTCGGTGGGCATGTGGCGTCCACGGTCGGCGACAACGCAAACCTGATCGTAGGGTCTTTGGCAAGTTCCTGCACGTTGTCCCACAGCTCGGTAATTGACTCGGCAATGAACGCGACGGTGACAAGCACCCGTCCGTCTGACAAGTTGACGCATCTAGTCGCGCTGTATCGGGAGTCGTCCAGCGAAGACTCGATCGCCACGACCCCACCGCTAGGGATGTCCCCCGTGTACTCAAGGGACGGCCAACGCCCAGGCTCAATCCAACCGCGCACAACACTCACCCAAAGGTTTAAGGATGCGCGCAAAAACGACGCGCGATCAGGGTTAGTTGATTCCTGCCTAATTGTGTCCATGTCCAAGGTGTACCCGAGTGCAGGATTACCCCACGCCCATGACGCTGGATGCAGCGGGTCAAGGCTCGGGTCAGGCGACCACTCGGCCATGTACATCGTGGACGGTTCGCCTTTGTCAATTGCTCGAATGCCTGCCTCTCTCCAGCGTTGGAACAATACTGATTCCTCGGTGCCAGCTGTGCTGAAGAAACACGCCAAAGGATTTTTTCGTGCGCGCTGTGCCGGCAAGAGACCGCCCTCCACGGAATCGGGGTTGACATCAAATAATTCGTCCACCACGACTAGGTCAATTGACATACCGTGACCTTGGTTCGGCTTCAATGCTTTGACCCACCACTTGCTGCCGTCTGGCATGGTGGCCTGATAACGGCCATAAGACTTGACGATCTTGGCGCCGTAATACTCTTCAAGGATTGGTGCCAGATCATCAAACAACAAACAAGCAAGATCAAGTCTGTGCGCGCCCGAAACAATAGTTTGCTTTTGTCCGCGTATTTTTGGCATCTCGACTAGCCATGCGAGTATTAGTGCCATAATGACAGTTGTTTTCCCATTTTGCCGCGCCACCGAACAGAGCGTTGAACGATGAACAAAGTGATTGTTCTCATCTACTGCAAGCATTTTTTCAAGTATGTGTTTTTGCCACGGCATAAGTGTTACGCCAAGAACCTTCTGGGCCATGTCCCCCACAAGTCCCCCGAATGAGCTGACGTAGTCCGGGCTGATCGTTTCCAGTCTTGGCTGGTCATGGCCAGTTGACGCTGGTTCAGGCTGATCAGGGCTGGTGGCGACAAAATGATGGA